CAGCGGCGTGACGCTGCCGCCATCCGCGCCGGTCATGAGGTAGGACTTGCCGCCTTGGCTGTAGAGCTCAGGTCCAAGTTCGTTGACCTGGTACAACGAGTTCGAGGCAACCGCGCCGCCAGTCGCCCGAGCGCCTGATACATAGCTGGAAAACGCAGAGCCGGTGTAATCCGCCGCCGTTGAGCCTGCGGCGGAGGTGCCGCCCAGCAATCCGCTGACAAGACTCCCGATTCCGCTGGAGCCCACGCTTGAGAAAACGCTGGATGCAGCCGCCTGGACTTCCATCTTGGCCAGCATCTTGAGAAAGCTGATGGCAACATCGCCAAAGCTTTCATCCGCACCAAACGCCCACTCCACAGTGGCGTCAGTCAGTCCATCGAAAAGGCTGGTGAAAGCCGATTTCATCTGGCCCGCTACGTTCTGAGCGATCTCCAAGTAGTTGTGAAACGCCGAAGCGGCACCGCTTTCCCAATCCGATTGGGCAGTGGTCATTTTGTCGTAGTTGGCCAGAACCGTATCGCGGTACTTACCCTCAGCGGCAGTAACGGAGGCCAGATCCTTTTCGTAATCTTCCTGACTGTACTTGTCGGGCGCTGTCTTGCGGCGGTCTAGAAGCTTGGCACGCTCATCGTTGAACTTGTCAGTGGTGGAATCTAGGCTGCTCTGCAACCCCTGCTGGCGATCACTCAACCCAATCGAAGCGGCTGCTCGATCACCCTGCAGGCCAAGTGCTGCGCGCTGCCGTTCAAGCTGGGCGACATAGGCCTCGGACGCAGCTGTTGCCTGCTTGATGCGCCCTTGCTCATTGGTCGCCAGCACTTCAAGCTGGCTATCGGCATCCTTCTGCGCCTTGACCATGCTTGTCCGGGCGTCGGCGATCTTCTGGTCCAGCTGAATGCGCTGCTGCCCGGTGGTCGAGGATTTGTCGCGCACTGCCTGCAGGGCGGCGATCTCGGCCTCGTAAGCGGCGGTGACATCGCCCTTTTCCTGCTCAACGATCGCAACACGCTGGCTGCTGTACGACTCAGCCGAGACCAATCCAGCCTTCTGCGCCGAATCCAGTTCTTTTTCCAGGTTCTGGTAGTAGCCGGTGATCGACTTGAGGTTGTTCTGCGCGTCGTTGAAGCCGGTCAGGTTCAGCTGATTGGCCGGGCCTTTGGGGTCCTTGTACTTGTCATTGATGTTCGCCAGCGCCTTGGCGACGGTCGCTGGCTGAACCTCTACCGCATCCGGGTTAGCCTTGCGAATCTTCTCGACGTTGCGCAGATACTCCGCTGATTCCTTGGTACGTTTCTGCTCAGCCGTCAGGGTCGCCTCGGTGATGCCTTTGACTTTGATCGAGGCCTCAATCGCCTCACCCTGGATTCGCGCACGTTCACCGACGTATTGAGTGAGGGTTGCTTCGCCCTCTTTCTGCAACTCCAGAAAGTTGATCTGCGCCTGAATATCTACTCGGTCCTTCGAGCTTACCGCTCCAGGATTCATTCGAAGCCCGCCGACGTCGTACGCCTGCGATCCAGACAGTTGCGCCTTCAGGTCTTGAATTTGCTGATCGAGCGTCTTCTGACGTCCAACATCCTTCAGGCCGTCTACTGCGCCAGCCGCCGCATCCTTTACACCCTTCCAAGCCCTCTCCCAAAGCCCGAGATTGTCCGTTACCTGTTTCGACCTAGCCTGCACCGTATCGGCATAGGTCTTGGTTAGCAGGTCTGCTGCGCCGACCGTGTCGCCCTGTTCTTTCAAAGCGACGATCTGGGCATACACGGAGGCAGTGAGGAAGTGGTACTGGTCGTTCAGCTCTTTGGCGGCCGCAACTGGATCCTTCGCAATCTTGGCGAACTCGGCAATGGTTGCATCAATCGATCTACCGGTTGCATCCTCCATGAGGGAGGCTGCTTCAGCGATGTCCTGAAAGCTTTCGCCGGCGATAGTCCCGCTGCCTGCGAGCTTCGCGAGAGTTTCGGCAGCCTGACCAACAGTCCCGTTTGTCGCGCTTACCTGTTGGGCCAGATTCGCGAGCTGCCCGGCAGACGTACCAGCGTAGTTGCCGGTAAGGATCAAAGATTGGTTGTATTTATCGGCCTCAGCACTGCCTTGGGCGTAGCCGTAAATCAGAACACCAATAGCAGCAGCCGCGCCAAGCACCGCAGCGGCCATACCGACCAGGCCAACCGATGCGCCAGTGACCACAGGCTGAATGGCGCCAACTGCCTTTTTGGCGTTTTCCGTAGCCTCAGCTGCTGTGTTCGCGCTTTCCGCGAGCCCGGAAATGCTTTCACTCGCCTCTCCTGCGTTCTGGGCTGCCTCTCTCGAGTTGGCAGCAATTCCAGCTAGAGACTCGCCTAATGCAGCCGCCCCGGATCCGCCTGAAAAGAGTGATTTGAATTTCGCCTTTAACGCCTCAAGCGTGTTGTCTAGGCCGCCGAACGAGTCTTTGATCTGGCCACCCTGTTGAATCAGGACGAGCAACGGGTTTTGTCCACCCGCCAGACTGGTGAATATGTCCGAAAACTGCGCCGGCAGCTGACGCAAAGCAGCCTCGGTCTGTTTCGACGAAACGCCCGTTTTCTTCAGGCCCTTGTCGAAGTCGCCCAGCTTTGCCCGGGTGCGATCGATATCCGCCGAATAAGCCTTGAACTGGTCAGAATCGATGTTTCCTGCTTTAAAATGCTTGTTCAAGAGCTCCTGCTGCTGGTCAAGCCTTTCGTACGCAGCGATTGTCGGGTTGATCTTGGCAAGGAGCGCCTGAAGGCCGTCAGCCTGTACGCCAGTGGCTGCTGCCGCATCTTTCGCGGCTTTGGCGCCCTGCTGGTTGGTGCCAACGAGCGCATCGGATTCAGCCTGGAGTTTCTTCTGCAAAGCCGCGAGACTGGCTGCAGAAGTGCCGCTCGCGTCCATCGCACCCGCGGTGCTGGTGACGCTGGTCGTGAGCTTCTGGTAATACTCGCTGTTCTGCAGCGAGGTTTTGGCTGTTTCCAGCAGGCGCGCCTTTGCCTCCTCGATGGCCTGCGCGGCTCGGGCCTCTGCCTCTGCCAGCTTGTCAGCAGCATCAGCGGTCTTTTTGAAACCGGTCGTGACGCCGTCAGCGGCCTTCTCCGCCTTGGTTCCCGCCTCCGTGAGCTTGTCGAGGTTAGTAGCGGCTTGAACGGCATCACCCGAATCAACCGCTATCCCAAGTTCTGCGATTGTGCCCGACATGATTGCTCCGCTATTTCGATTCGCTCATGACGAGCAACGCCTCGGCCTCCATCACCCGAAGGTCCGGGAAGAGCCTGGCTGTTTGTTTTTTTGTGAAACCGAGGAAAGCGGTCACGTCGCTGATGACGCTGTAGTCCAGGCCGACGGCGCCGCCAAAGCCGGTACGCCACTGCGTGGACATGGCGTTGAATGCCAGGAAGGCAGGCCAAGCATCTGGAAAGACGTCGAACTCTTCATCTGGGAGATCGGCGCGGGACAAGCCGAAGGCCGCCAGATCGGAATCCGACGGCCCTGCTTCGTACATCAGGCGCGCGACCGCTCTCAGTTTCCCAGGCGGGATACCGCAAAGGCGTTCTGGTACGCAGCGACGATCGCGTCACCGGCACCGGCAGAGGTTTCGACCAGAGCGCGGATGGCGTCAGGCGAAAACTTGTCGTCGAAGCCCCAGCCGACCACCAGCTCGCTCACCTGCTCAATCTGTCGCTCGATGTTCGCGTCGGTGATGTCGATCAGTGTGATGTCGTCGCCCTTCTCCTTGAAGCGCTCCTGATCATCTTTTGCGGCTTGCTGCCAGCCAGCGAAAAGCGCGGCCAGTGCCTTGCGGTCGCGGTACTTGAACTCGAAAGTCACCTTGATGGTGGTACCGCCCACGCGGGGAATATCCACGTCCGCCTTGAACGTGGGGTTCTGAGCGATCTTGAACTTGGTCGCCATGGATTAGACCGCCTGGTAACGAGTCGGGCGGGATGCCAGCGACAGGGTGATGACACGGGTCATGATGTTGTTGCGCGAGAGCGTCGGGGTCGAAGTGATCGACACGTACGCGTTGTAGTAGATGACCGAGCCGTTCGGCAGGGTCAGGCGGACTACGCGCGGTTCGCGATCCTCATCCGCAGCCTCTACAGCCTCGACATACGGCAGGGCCGGGTCGTCGGCAACAGTGATTGACATACTGATCGGCGACTTGGTGGTCGGCAGCTGACGGTCGTCGGATTCTTCCAAGAAGCCGAAGGTGGTGAACTGTTGATCACCGCCGGAACTGGTGCTGTCGGTGACTTGGCTGATCTGCGCCCAGCCACTGGCAGCGCGAACCGAGCCCGCTCCAGAGCCAGCCGTGTAAACGGTGGTTTTGGTGGTGTCGATGCCTTCCAGTTCGAAGGTGCCAGAATCTGGATCAGCTACGCGAACGACCTTGTCGTTCAGTCGAGTCCAGCCAGAGTTCACGACAACGATGTCACCTTCGGCCAGACCGTGCGCGGCAGCGCTCGCCACCGCCGGATTCGCGTTGGTGATGGCAGTCACCGGTTTGGGCGGGCCGTAGGTCGCAGCGATCTCCAGAATGGAACCGTTTGGAAGAATGGCACTCATTGGGTTTTCCTCGTACATAAATGAAAAAACCCGCACTTGGCGGGTTCAGGGTTGCCCAACGGGCGGATTAGCGGTTGAAGCGGTAAATCATTCCACCTGGGCGAAGCTGTTCGGCGATCACCTCGCGAATGCGATCAGCGATTGGATCGGCCTGCTCTTTCAGGGATTGGCCAAGCGCGGTGTCGCTGATCTTCCCCGCGAGATAATCGAGAACAGCGTCAGCGCCTTGAGCCATCGCCTTGTCGAAATCGCTAGCGGGCTCGTTTTTTCGCCCGTCACCCTCGCGGTTAGCTCTGACACCGCAGTTGCGGCACATTTACCGTCATCGCCAGGGCCCACGCCAAA